ATATCCCAGAGCACGAGCTTCGTCCTCGGTAATATCCGCGAACATGCTCTTGATCCGGCTGAAGGGAGTATGATGCACAGCACCCATAACACCAGCTACCCAACCGGTATCCCTCTTGATAAACTCAGGAGGGTTGTTCAGATTCTTGTAATCCGGGAACAGCCAATCAATCTGGTCAATACCATATTCGGCAGTGTGAGCCAGAACGGAGTCACGCAGGCTGCCGCTCTTCTTGGCGTCGTTGAAAATCGCTTCGGTTTCAGCGTGGGAAAGAGTGTTGCCCTGCACGGTGGGCTCGTCGCCTTCGAAAATGTTCTTTTTCATGTCTCCATAACCTCCAAACATAGACTGAGCGAGGGCTTCATCGTACTCGGCATCATCCTCATACTCCTCGTCGTCTTCATCGTAATCTTCGGGATCGTCGTCTTCATCATCTTCGTCTTCGTCGTCTTCGTCGTCTTCGTCGTAGATTTCATCATCATCTTCATCGAAGTCTTCGTCCTCGGCGGTAAGTTCGTCGATGGTGTCGAGCTGTCCCTGCTCATAGGCAGCCTGCACAGCGGCCTGCTGCTCTTCGGTCATACCGGCCAGGATTTCTTCAAAATCCATTGGTTCATCCTCCTCGTCAGATTCACCGTGATAAAGCTCAACAATGCTTCCCTCTCCTGGATAGATCACTGCTTCTTCATCATCAGTGTCATAAGTTCCGTCACTGTGCGCAAACGTAAGGTTTTCAATTCTGGCCATTTTGTTTGCACCAGTCAGCACAATGCTCACCTCACGAATCTGCCCGTGAACAACATCTCCACCATGCTGAACCAGCTGATTAGCATAGATGCTCAGAGCGTCAAGATCTCCGTTTCCAAGGGCTTCTTTTGTAGCCTGTGCTTTAGGGTTTTGATTAAGCCATCCGTAGCAATAAACACCTTCCTCACGATTCTCGAGGAGGCAATGCCCAAGGACATTCTCAGGATCGCTGTGCTGATGCTGAAAAACGAGCGGAACCGTTTCTCCGTCGTTATCAATAAAAGCATTTTTACGGATCGTTCGACCGTCCGAGCATTTAACATTGTTCACGGTGGCCCATCCCGCAAAATCATACGGGCGATTGCTTTTTGGCATAATCATACCTCCCGTGATCAGGCAGAAGATTGTTTAGGCACTTCCTCTTCAGGTTCTTTACCATTTTGAGAAGTGTACTCTTCTGCCAGGTCAACTATTTCGTTGTCGGACAGTCCTTTCAGATCGTCCTCATTGAGACCGGCATTCAACAGTGTCTGCCTTGCCTCTTCAACCTCCTCAGGATCAACAGACTCTTCTTCCTCTTCCGGTGACAAGCCGGAATCTGCTTCAACAGGCATGTTCGGATTTCTCAGTTCATCCGCCTTAGGATCATCAGCAGGAGGCAGTCCGAGTTTGGCTCTGACTTCGTTTGCTGTCATGATTTCATTGCGGATAAACTTATCACCCAGATCCGCCATCTTATCGGCGGGAACCAGTTTGAAATGATCCTGGAAGTACATGATGGACTGGCCCTGAGTTCTTGCCGTCTTGGTCAGGAACTTTCGGACCATTTCATCACAAATAGCATTCAGAATAGGCTCGATCGTTCCGTTCTGGTATCTAAGCATGGTCTTCTCATCTGCAGTTCCATAGAACACTTCCATGGGAATTCCAAGCTGACCATACAGGAACGTTGTGAACCATTCCACCTGCTCTTTAAAATTGTTTTCGACGGTTCTGTTCAGCTGAGTAACTTTCTCAGTTGCATCCATGTAGGCTACACCATACTTAGATTGCATGAGCTGTTCCTCAAGCTTTTTGCGTCGTTTTTCCGCTTCGATCATCCGCTGTTCTGTACGGATCGTATACGGCAGCTGAACGACAATATCCAGTTTGCCGGAGCTGTTGTTCTCATCCGTCATATCCATCAGATTCAGTTTGCGGATAACCCTCTGAAGTGTTGAGTTTGGCTCGTTCATTACGCTGTAGAAAGGATTCTCGACAATTGCACACATTTTCTTGGGTACAATAATCTCTTCTTTAAGTCCCTTCTGCTCGTTGAACAGCAGCACCTTAACATCTTCCGGATACCACTGTGTGATCTTTCCGGTACGAAGACTAAGGATATCAAACCCACCATGAATCTTTGGGCTAATATCGGTATCCGTCGGCACGATGGCTACGCATCCTTCGTCGAACATGGATACCACCACATCACGAATAAACTGTCTTCCTGTCTGATCTGTATTTGCAGACAACGAAAGGCATTCATTCAGATTGGATTTGATAATGTCAATCAGTCTGCCTTTTTCGTCAGTACGCACATGCCGAATATCCACATTGGAAACATCGACAGCGATTCTGGTATAAGCAGCTGTGACAATTGACCGTTCATTTCCTCGCGTCAGTCGCACTCGGTCAGGGCGATTGGCACTACTATATCCGACGGTCAGCGGATTAACATTCTCAAAAGGATCTGACTTGTTTCGAAAGGCATTCCATGCATGGGCAAGCCTTTGTCCTAATGAGGCCATCCAATCACCTCATTTTGATGTTATTAACCAACATGCTTACGTCTAAGTTTAGCATATTGCTTTTTGCTCAATGAATCATAATATGCATTTGTAGCTTCTCTCGCTGCAATATTAGCATTTCTATATTCTCGAGCAGTTTTACCAAAACCCATTTTTCCAATCGCACTCAAATTTTTTCTAGCATCTTCAACACGCTTTCCAGCGCTCATGGCGTTAGTATACAAACTCTTTTTAGAATGAGCAGTTGATGTCTGCAATTGTTTTTGGGGTTTATTGATATTGTTTTTATGTTTTGATGCATAAATAGCACTACCAATAAGTCCACCAGCCACTTGTGCTTTCATCATTTTTTTCTTCATATCTTTATTAGAGTTCATATATTCTTTTGCTTTTTGAATGTTCCTAGAGACATTTGATTGCAATCTTTTATTTGCATTTGGTTTAGATGATACTTTAGTACTGCTCAACTCTTTTTTATGACTGGCAGCATAGGCTGTTCCACCAATAATTCCACCGACTCTTGTCGCTATACCAAGCTTTTTCTGAGCTTTCATATAGTTTCTAGACATACGCATGTTAGAGCGAATCTTATCAATAGCCTTGCGTACACCCCACTTCATACCTCTAACACCATAATGTACGAGATAATCAGAGGACCGTTCTACAGCATAATATTCCGCCATGGAGGATCACCTCCGCCGTTTCTTACCCTGGCGATTTCCACCATTGCCGCCATTAGCATATTTAGTTCCAGCAAAAGCCTTATTCATTTCGCTACGGAATCTTTCAGCTTTGCGCTTAGCTGTAGCTGCTTTGTAAGCATTACGCGCAGCACCAGCTGCAAGACCAGCACCAATGGCTCCGGCTCCAATACGAGCAATAGTGTTATTACTTATACCACCAACAGCCTTTGCGGCTTTACCACGGGCCACATCAGAAGCCATCTTCTGAGCATAAGAATTGCCTTTTGTAGCGTAGGAAGCATATTTACCAGCAGCACCTCCATAAAGTCCGGCTGCTCCTTTAGCAATAGAATTGCTATTGCCCCAAGCACGAACAGCTTTACTACCCCTGTACAATCCAGTTGAAACACCGGTGCCTGCTCTACTAACAGCATTACCAGCGTTAATCAACGCCTGCCCACCATGCGCTCCGATTCTCTTCAATGTGCTGTTTCCGGTTGCTTTGCCAAGATTGTACAAGCCTGTCGACATAGCAGAACCGGCTCTATTCATAAGCTTTCCGCCTTTAACCATGGCCTGGCCACCATGAGCGCCAATTTTAGTCATAGCAGACGAAATGCCACTAGTACCAGCAGCAGCCAGTCCGCCAGCAGCTGCAGCACCGACACCCATCAAAGCAGCCCTACGAGCATACTTCTTAGTTTTACCAGCCTGCTTTTCAAGTTTAGCAAGCTTCTTCTGAGCTTTGGCATACTGACGACCAAGACGAGCAGCATTACCGCTCTTAATAGCGCGACGAACGCCCCACTTCATACCACGTACGCCGTAATGAGCCAGATATTCAGGACTGCGCTCAATGGCATACATATATTCATCGTTATACATAGTTTTTATTCCTCCATGTCATTCAAATGCATCTCGATATAACTTATAAGCGACCAAAGCGTCCATTAATGCCGCAACCGAGTCGATCTTTTGCTCGTGTCGCTTCTTTAACAATTTACGGTTACCGTTCGTATCTTCCAGGGTTATGCAATTACCCATGGTGAATGACATCATTTGCTGATCGAAAATTAGCATGCGATCTTCCGACAGCTTCTTAATTTCGCCCAATGGTACGGACTCGGTTCTCGCTCCTTGCGGAACCTTGACAATGCCGAACGGCCCATTATTCTGTTCCCATCTCTCGATAAAATCTTTTGCATAATAAGGGTCATATCCAACTGATTCGACCTGATATCGAGAATTATCAATAAACGTTTGCAATTCATCATATACTTCGAGGACATCCAACATTGTGCCCTCCATAATTACGAGAGTCCCCTCTTTAATAAACTCTTCGTACTTCTGCCTCATTGCCAAAGGCAGGTTAGCAAACGTTGACGAGGTAATATAGCATCTCGTCTTAACACCAAATGACCCATCGCCGATTGGGAACAGAAATGTAAACGCACAAAAGTCGTCGCCTCGAGACAGGTCGACGCCCATTGAACAGCGCATATTCCAAAAATCTCTTTTGCGATGAGGGAGGGTCTCTTTATACGTGAAGAAATACGTAAAGCCCTCACATGGTATGCCGAATCTCTTAGCCAGCGTATCATTCCTCGTCGACGGCGCTTTTTCCGCTCTTTCGACATCCAGCTGGTATGCTTCATAAGTGACAGTTTTGCCAAGATTCGGATTGGCCTTAACCCACATATTCGGGTTGCCCACTTCTTTAACATCATCCAGTTTATAATACCAGATGGAAACGTGGGGGTTACTATACTCGCCCTTCAGGATACTCATCAGTTCCATTTTGATAGTGTCGCCGATAGAATTTCTAACGACTCCTTCGGAACTGGTACAGACGATCAGATAGTCGTCCAGCTTAGATGCACCTTGCTCGATGGCGCCGATGACGTCTTCACGGATATCTCCGGACAGCCATTCGTCAAGGGTTGCCACTTTACAGCGAAGGCCCTGAAGTTTGTCAATGGACATGGGGCGAGTTTCCACAATGGATCCAGTAATAAAGTTCTGGATTCCCATCTTTGTGGATGCCAGCTTACAGCGATCTGCTTTGGAACCTGTCGTATTCTGCAGTGATCCTTCTGTAAGGAATTTAAACAAAGGCCCTCTTGATCTCGTAATCGAAGTACGAATCGGGGCCAGTGTTTCTTCAGCTTGTCTGATGGTTGGTGCTGTTACGATTTGGTCAGTTGTTGAGGGGTCAATGTTCAGAAAATAATTCTGTATACAACTGGCGTAAACAGACTTTGCTGCTCCTCGACCAACGATCAGGAATTGTTTTGTGGTCAGTCGTTTCTTAATTGTACGCTGTTCATAGTGGACAGATATACCATCATCGCCTTT